TAGGATCCAGTAAAGTAGCTGTAGCATGACCTGTGCTTAACGCTAGGTTTGTACCTCTATCATCTGTAACAGTTGCTGAATTAGCATCGATTTTGATATCAATTCGGACTAATTGATCTTTACTATTATTACGTAAGACAACAAACAATGCATCATCTAAAACAGCATGGTGTTGAATCTTACCAGGTAGTGTCCATGTGACCCAGGATTGTTGTAATCGTTTATTAGATACAGTATAGTATCTGTATACATATAAAGTGTCTGTATTTTTTTCGCTGAAAAATATGATTTGATTCTCTCTTGAATTAGATATTAATCGTAAATCTTTATTAAATAATTTATCAACAAGTTTACTTTGTTCAATGACATCAGGTTCACCTTCTCTAAGTACTCTCGCAACTTCCCAGAATCTGGAATGTCGTCCTGCATTATCTAAAAATCCAATAGTAGTACCTAATGAGATTGGGTTAGTTTGATAGTTAAAATTATAATTAGCTAGTGCATTAATCTTAGCAGTTTGAGGAGTTAATACATCACTATCTGTTGTTAACATAAACTGCTGTGTTTTGGTGAAAAGCACTAAGCCGCTGTTAACTTGAATACCATCATAAATAATAGCAGGTTTATCTGAACTACAAGAGATATCTATAACATCAGTAGGTGTAAATGTTAAAGCAGTTTTCGCCCAGAAATTATAAAAATCTCCTGGCTTAGACATGATGACATTTTCATCAGATAATAAAACTAGTCTATTTCTAAAGAAAAGCATCTTATTAATTTTCTGCCCTATAAAACTAGGCTGTGGATTAGTACCACCAACAGCGGTATCACCAACTAAAGCTGTTTCCCAATCTATTTGATTGACTTCGAATGAACCATTAGCTTGCCTAACAATTTGTATAGGCATTTTAGTCTTATCAAAAGCTATTTGAACACCAGGTTTAGGGCACTCTTCCCATACTCCATCACCATCTATATCGTTATGTCCGTAGAATTTGACATAGTAATCATCTTCATTTTTACTACTGTGGGCAATCCTGACAACATAACCATGTTTACACTGGGTCGGTAGCTCGTCAACATCATTAACGGTATCCGTCATTACATTCAGATTATCACCGCTAGGTGTAGAGATATTAAAAGCTCCTGAAGTTTTAGTAATGTATAAGCCGGTACCTATTTGTTCTATCGATGCACCTCCAGCTCCAGCGAATGCAGTAGCCGAACCACCACTATCTGCTAAAAGTGAGGTACGTATATCACCTAATATAGCATCAGCAGTTACAGCAGTGTCCGTATCGAAAGGTGTTGGCTCAGGCCTACCTAGTGCTAAATTAGCTTTAACTACACTAGTGCTGTGAGCTTCAACTGTAATTTTATATTTAGCATTTTTCATCCAAATATAAAAGAAATCACCTGTTCTCCAACCTTGACCTCCATTAAGAAGTTCTATAGTTGTAGTATATCGACAGTGATAGTGGGGACTAGCGGAACCACCTTCTGGTACTGGTTGTCCTGTAGTTTGTAAACGGAAAAATAAATCTTTTCTATCACCTGCAGAACCGCCAGTAGGAGTTACAGTATAAGTATGAGCAGTACCATTAGCATCTGCAGCGTCGCCTGAATCACCATGATCTATATGGAAGATTCTTGTCTGTACATTAGGACAGAATGAATCAGAGAAGCCATCTATCTCATCTTCCCAACCTAAACCGCACCAATAAGTCCAGTTAGTAGATCCAGGTAGTGTACCACTATCCGGGAAAAATCTCCCTAAGGCACTCATACTCCCATCAGTGACACTATTACAGCTGTTACTACTATCCACCTCACGTTTCCAATCCAATCGAGTAGCAGTATATGTTGTGGTAGTACTATTATCGTCAAATAAATTGACACTGTACTGGCTTGCATAAACGATTTTTTTTAAATCAATGAATGCTTCTGGAGGCCTTGCAGCATTTTTATTTACATTATTACCTTCAAAGTCACCAGCCAGCAGTGTTGCCATTGCTGGTGTAGTCTTATCATGTGTTGTACTTCCATTACTTTTAACCGTAGCACGATTAGTTACATAGGTATAATCGTTAAGAGTTAACGTTTGTAAATCAGAATCATTATAATGTTCTAAATAAGCTTTTAGTGCAGCTTGAGTAGCAGTAGCATTATAAGTAACAGTCCGAGGTAATCCATCATTACAACCCCATACCTTAACAGTACCATCTCTAGCAATTTGACCTATATATTGTTCATCTTCGTCTCTATAGTAATGAAACCATTTACCATTAGTTACTGAATTATTAGCAGCAGTGCCATCATCACTAAGAGACTTAATTAATCTGCTTCCAGGTCGTTTAGTTAAACCTAAAGTAACATCAGGTAATACATTTTTTGCTACTCTAAGTTGCCCGGGAACTTTAAGTTCATCAGGCTGTTGTGATATACCTCCATTATAAGTAGGTATTGTTTGTGTAATACTAGCCATCAGCGTTGTAGTACCATATAAGGTTTATAAGATCTATAGGCAGTTTGATGTGCAAGGCCTATATAATTATGATCTCCTAAAGACGTTTCATATTCTATGCAATTAGCACGTGATGTTGCTTCTTGTGTTTGTAGAAGTTGAACTAGTGAAGGGTTGGATACTAATTGAGTTGCAGCTCTTACAGCCGCTCTGTATGTTATATATCTTTGAAATACATTAGGTAGATCTCCGAATGCATATAAAGTAACTAAGTCTAAATAAAGATCTCCCGTAAATACGTTAGTATGGTCGACCAAATCATAAAGTTTTCCATCCCTAATAACAAGATCTTGTGTCTGATTGACGTAATCGGAATGCTGATCATATCGTAACGTATTAACTGGTAAGGATATATTACCATTCCCGTCAGGTGTTGTCTTAACATGATATTCGGTATTAAAATGCCAACCTTCATTCTGTACATCCTTGTTAACTTCAGTTAAAATGTTATAAATGAAAGAGATTTCTGGGTTTTCATAGTTGAGAGTTGTGATAGGTGACTGTCCGATAGCTCCCAGTATTGAATTCACGGCGGATAGTTCGGTATCGGTGTCAGTTGTGGTAGCCATAGGTATAAATATTTGTGAATAAAAAAAAGGGAGCCCGAAGACTCCCCCCCTTTAAGTTGGTTAATATAGTAAGCTTATGTGAAGCTTGCGTTAGAAACAGCAGTGTTGTTCCAGTTAGCGGATACATCGATTCCGGCAACAAGTTCAACAGCAGCAGCAGGGTTCAAGAAGTCAGCACCCATAGCCAAGCGTCCAAGAATAACGTCGCCTTGGTAAACCACGGATACGTCACCTGAAGTTACTTGTACTTGAGGTCCGATTGCTTCAACCACACCAGCAGCTTCCTTCTGGAAGATCAAGCCACAGGATCCACCAAACTTAGCAGCAGTACCGTAGTTGTTAACGGTCTTCTGTCCACTAGGAGTCGTAGCAGCGTCTTGGTCATCCATATCTTCACCAATAAAGCTACCTTTAGAAGCGGCTTCGTTGATATTAGATACAGCACCAGATGGGAGGTTAGCTAGGTTAACACCATAGTCACCCAGGAATGGGATGTTCATTGACTTGTAGATCTTGATGCCTGCAATGTCAAGAATACCATTACCAGATTGTAAGGCATTACCTGTTTCGTCACGGTTGATAAGGTTGTTAGTTGCACAATTTCTTATCAATTCGTAGTACTGTCTTGGGTTCAATACTGCAACACGTCCGTCACCACTAACACCTTTTTCATCTAGGATAGCAGCTGCCTCGAAGAAGGCTTGTACTAGCTTAGTTGAATCATAAGCATCAGTTGCGGCGGTGCTGTTAGCAGCTCCAACCTTAACAATACTACCACCTGGTTCTACGAAGTTAGCCATAGAGACCGGTGCTGGCTGTCTAGCAGCCTTTGTGATCGCACGGAAGATCCGGCGGTCATAGTTTTCGGCTAGTGCGTAGCCGATCTTACGAGAGATTTCTCCCCTCAAATCGTAGTGAGCAAGAGTCTCATCGAGTTCATACACGAATGCTGAACTGATTAAGAGGTCATCACAAGTGATGGTCTTCTCTGCTACTGGAGGTGTCTTCTCATCGTTACCTAAAATAGACTGACCAGGGACATGGAATTCCGCTTTGGTTCTACCTGTATAGATGAACTGTAGTGACTTACCGTTCTTTAGTGTACGGCGAGTTACTAGATCCCTAGCGATTGTATTTCGCTGGAACCCTTTGAACATCTCTCCACTGAACAACTTTAAGTATAAAGCCCTACGTGCAGTAGTAGTGGTATCAGCACCGTTAGCGGCACCTCCCCAAATTGGTCCATTGGCGTTGGCAGTCGTTGCCTGTTGAGCCATTATTATGGATAAAAATTAATATGTACTTTCTTGCATGCAAAATTTTTTGATCATTTGTTGTGGTCTCTCCCACCGTCTAGACGGCTAATGGTATCCTCCTTGGAGGGCAAAAGCCAATGCAGGGACGGTCCGACTTTGAGGTGCCGTCCCCACGATTCAACCTACTAGAGCTTCCTCTAAAGATTGAGGTTCTTTCTCTTCATCTACTCCAGCTGGTTGTACATCGCTAGGAGCTAAATCAGGTTTGTCTTCAGGAGAATATTGTACGGGGTTTGCTACCCCGAATCCTCCGGTATTTTGTTGAGCCATTAGTATTCCTCCAATTGGCATGGTGGGCAAGATCTACAGTGCTGATGTTCTATCATATGTAGACCTTCTATAAATATAAATATGGAAAGGAATCCGAAGATCCCTAACCATAATTCATTAAACTTCATCAGAAGCTATACTTGGTGCCTATCTTTGTCCCCCAACTCTTATCCACATCACCATCTACGGTGATAACGGATACTTCACCATAGAAGTCTAGCTTATCAGTAGCTGCGATTGATGCACCAACTTTACCTGACATTTGATCGTCAGCTTCATCAGTACCATCATCAGCTACAACAGCTGGACCTCCTTGTACGTACCAATCAAACGTGTCATTGCCACCTTCGTAGCCGACATGAAAATCTGTAGTACGACTAGTGTAATCAGAGTCGCTGTAAGATGCGTTGCTCTCCACATTTACGTAGACTCCGGCGAAAGCCGGACTTGCAAAGAGTGTGGAGGCGAGCGCCAGGGCGATTTTTTTCATTTAAATAAGTTAAATAATTTTCTTGTAAGGCACACCGCGATACTTCAAAGTTACTGAATGCTTTTTTTGCATTGGTTTTCTCCAAGTACCACACCCCCGTTCCATGATGTGGTTTCATGCGTTATCCGATGCTGGTAACTTG